TCATCGGTATGCTGCGGAACAGCGCGGCCCAGGACATGCAGTATGCGAACCAAGTCGAAGCGAACCTTCGGAAAAACTACCCCGAGGCAGCTCGCCTGTGGGATGTTGCTCCGACGAACGTCGGCTTCCCGACCCCGGCCAATGCCGGTGGACAAGGCCCAGGCAACCCGATTCCGCTTGACCAGTACCTGAAAAACTTCGGAGGTCAATAATGCCAGTCGTTAAAATGCCCGACGGGGCACTGGTGGACATGCCGGACAACCCGACTCCGGAGCAGCGAGCAGCTTTGCGAGCGATTCTGTCGAAAGGGGCTACGGCCCCTGTTGCTGCTCCGAAGGAAAAGTCCAGCGGAGGCGGACTCGGGGAAACCGCGCGCGTGGTCGGGAAGTCGCTCTACGGCGGACTGACCTCACTCCCGCGGTTTGTCATGCAGGCGGGGGATTGGCTGGAAGAGAAGATGCCGACTCCGGAGGACGGAGATCAGCCGGTTCAGGACATCATTCAGGAGGAGCCCAATGTTTGAGGTTGGAGCAGGAATTCTTGACCTAGCCCAGAGGCAGGTCGGAACAGTTGAAAGCCCGGCTAACAGCAACCGCCAGAGGTATGGCGAGTGGTTCGGTTGGAATGGTGTTGCTTGGTGTTGCATTTTCATGTCTTGGCTTTACTGGCATGTTGGTTCACCGTTCCCACCCCTCCAGACAGCCAAGGGTTGTGCGTATGTTCCGACGATGGTGGCACACGCTATCAAGACTGGGCAGTGGCGTCCGCGTGGAACGTATACGCCCAAGCCGGGTGACCTGATCATCTTCCAGTTTACCAATCGGCCAGACCACATCGGTATTGTTAAGGCTGTTCTTGCTGATGGTCGTATTTGGACTATCGAGGGCAACACCAATGCGGCGGGATCTCGTACCGGCGGCGGGGTTTGGGAAGTTTACCGACGCTCGGGTATCCTCGGTTTCATCGAGACTAAGCCCAAGGCCGACTGGTTTGGAATTCGTCGTTGGATTGCCGGTGTTACTCTGGGTAAGCTGCAGGGTATTCGCACCAAGGTGCCCACCGACAACACTTTCGACAAGGACATCAAGACCATTCAGGAAGCACTGAATGTTGTCAAGAATGCCGGCCTTAAAGTCAACGGCGTATACGACTCCGCGACGAAGCTTCACATGATTGACTGGCAGAACAAGTGCCGAAACATGAAGCTTAAGATGGATGACCCTCAGGGTGTCTTTGGTGATTCCTCTAAGTGGTGGCTCTGTGTAGCACTTCAGAACATCCGTGACGGAAAGGCCTAACATGGCCATCAAAGCGTTATCTTGGTGGGAAGTTGTTCGCTACCAATTATTTCGTTGGAATGGCTTTAATCTTCCAGTTGGAGAGATTGTCAACTGCTACAAAGATCGGTCTACTATTGATTCCGTCTTGCTTCTAAACAACGCGAAAGTGGACTGGGGTAAACCAAATGAGAAGCAAAGTGCTCTCATGGATCCCGGTCGAGTTGGAGCTGATGGCGTAGGTTCGGGAACCCCAATGCAACTTGGCGGACAAGTTATGCGCTCGGTTACTTGGGGTAGTGGTTACGGACGATACAACCAATGGAAGACGTACATTCCTCGTCCTCTTGATGGTGGACGCTACTGGGTTACTGGTTATCCTTCTACTGCATACGATAAGCGGTGCATCATCGTCGGCGACGACGGCAAAGTGTATGAGCTTATTCAGTTTGACCAGGATGCTCCAGTTAGAGATGCCGGTCTGCCTCAACAGGCCCTTAATCGGGGCACTTGGGAGAATGGTAAACTCATTGATGGAGTGCCAACTAGCGCTTCAGATCTCCCAGGGCACGCCTACATCTGGGGCCGTGGTTCACTTGAAGCCCCTCACGTCCAAAGTTTTACGGTGGAAAACTACCGTGGTGGCGATGGAACTGACGAGTTTGAAGCTACGTATCCTAACGGCCCAGTGTGTGGTGATTGGTTCTATCTCCCAACCACAAGCGAGTCCTACAAGAAGATGGTTGCTAAGGGTGGGCAGTGTGAAGCACGAGCAAGAGCTTTGGCTACACATGGTGCACGTTTAGTTGACCGCGGAGGACGGACTAGCTTCCTTACACAGGCAGGAACCTGGGCCAGAGCTACAAACATCCATCAATTCACCATCAATCTTGATGATTTGAGGCTTGTATTGTAACATTCGTGGACCCGGTCGCGACAGGATCGCGTGTTCCTCCGACGCTTGAACCATCAGGCCGGGTCCACATATCTACAGAAAGGAGGAGATAAGATGCAGAAAAAGCCAGGTCGTAGGACCAGACGCCCAGCTAATACTGTAAAAGGCCGAGAAGACCAGCTTATCTCCCTCGCTGTAGACCTAGCAGAGAAACAAATGATCGAAGGGACAGCGTCGTCCCAGGTCATTACTCATTTTCTAAAGCTTGGATCGTCTAGGGAAAAGCTTGAACAACAGCGTCTTGAAGGCGAAAACCAGCTACTTGGCGTCAAGATTGAGGCTATTGCGGCTGGTAAACGGATCGAAGAGCTCTACTCTGAAGCTCTTAATGCAATGAAAACGTACAGTGGACAAGACCCTACAGATGAAAGGGGGGACGATGTCGAGTGAAGTAGTGATCTATAGAAATCGAACTAACCTTCTGCCAGTTAGCCTTGGGACGGATGTTTCTGGTGAGACTTTCTTCAGTGAGGTTCGAGAGAAGGTGGACCCAACCTCGACTCTTCTTGCCACTTGGACGGTAACGTTTGACACTGATGGCACCGACGGCGAGCTCGTCCTCCGAATCGACAACAGCGGTCTAACCAACGTTGCTAAGAACTATGGCTGGATGGACATCAAGCGGGTTTCTGGCGGAGAGCCTATGTCGGTTTTGTTTGAGCCGGTTAGGGTTAAGTTCCAAGAGGTGGTGACCGCATGAACGAGCCATTCGTAAACCAAAGGTTGGTTCTGGCTGGTACCCAACGCTTGATCGTTGACCCTGGGACTGGTGGTCAGTCAGTTGTTAATGCTGGACCGGCTGGTCCTAGAGGACTTGCTAGTTTTGGTAGTGGTGGGTCTGCCGGCGGAACTATTTTTGTAGATGGTTTTGGGTTCCCTACCAACGGAACCACTTTTACATCGCTGGCTACCGCAACACATGTGTCTCTGGACGGAAATAATCACGAGCAATTACATCCTGATGACGTAGTTGCATTCTATAGAGTGAGCACCCCGCTGGAATCAGATGTAGTTGGTATTTACATTTGCGATGCGCCTGGCTCAAACAGTCTTGTTGTTGCTCCAACCAATGGGCTTTCAATTACAGTTAAATCTGATTCTACTCAAGAAGCTGATTTTGGCCACGGTCTCTTTGGTCTATATGGTGCGAACCTTGTACTAGAAGAGCGAGGAGCTATGTTTATTGCAACTTCATCTGTAGCTACGGCTTTTGAGATCAGTGAAAACTTTGTAAACAACCACAAAGCCGAGAATTACCCACACACAGCGTACGATGACTTGGCTTCGTTTACGCTCCTTTTTGAGAATGGACTGGTCTGATGTCATTAGCAACTAACGTAAGCAACCTTGCAACTCGTGTTGCAACCGAATTCAAAACGATTAGGACTCTTGTTACTGGGTCTGGTACTGGAACTCTTTCCGGTCTTACCACAACCGACAAGTCGTCTGTCGTAGCCGCAATCAACGAGGTCAAAGCGGGAAGCTCGGGCTCTCCTTCTGACGCTAGCGAAACTGTTAAAGGTATCGCTGAGGTAGCCACCACTGGTGAGACTACAACGGGTACCGACGATGGTCGGATGATTACTCCGCTCAAGCTTGCGCAGAAGCTTACTGCTTGGGCTCAGCCACTTAGCTCCAACCTTACTACTCTAGCAGGTGTAGCGTCGGGTACTTTTGGCCGAACTCTTCTCGGGTCTGCCGACGCTTCTGCCGCGAAGACCTCTTTAGGTCTTGCCGCCGTGGCTTCGTCTGGCTCAGCTTCGGACATCACCACGGGAACTCTTCCTACTTCGGTTCTTCCACCGTTGGCCATCAACGATACTACTGTTGTCGCCGATCAGACGGCTATGCTTGCACTTACAGCACAGCGTGGCGATGTCGCGATTCGTACAGACAATAGCCGCACCTATATTCTGGCTACGGATTCTCCATCGACACTTGCCGACTGGAAGCAGATTACTGCTGCTGGTGACATTGTCTCGGTTGCTGGTCGTACTGGTGTAGTTACACTGGCTAAGGCTGATGTAGGTCTTAGTGCTGTGGACAACACCGCTGACGCAGACAAACCGGTTTCAACCGCTCAGGCTACTGCTGATGGGCTTCGTATGCTGAAATCAAGTAACCTATCAGACGTTGCTGATGCGGCAACAGCTAGGACAAACTTATCGGTGTATAGCCAGAGTGACATGGGTGATCCCACTACCAACTTTGTGACTACATTTGAGACTGGGTTGACCTAATGAGTATGGCATCGCAAGTTTCATCATTGGCTACTCGCGTTGCAACTGAGTTCAAGGCTATTAGGACACTCATCTCAGGTTCAGGTACTGGGGGCATCTCTAGTCTTACGACTACCGATAAGTCCTCCTTAGTTGCGGCAATCAACGAGGTTAAGGCATCCGGTGGCGGTGGTGGAAGCTCAACCTTACCCACTATCACCCTGGCCACTCTTATTTCCACAGCAGGAAGTAGTGGTTTAACAGCCAATCAAAGCTACCGCGTAACAGATTTGAACATGGTAGCTACGGCCATCACTACATCCACATATTTCTTTGATGGTGTCCTCGAATTGGACGACGTCGAAGCAGTCCCAACTGGGTATGTTGGGCACTTCTCAAGAACCAGTTCGGCTAAAATTTCAGACGCCCAAGCGCGCACAAGGAGTTTTCTAAGATGCTAATTCTCGACGATACCACGAAGTCCCTTCGAATTCGATGTGCAGCAGGTCATACTACTACGCCGCTTCGCTGTGTTACTAGTTGGAGGGATACCACAACTACGGCATTTACTCCTGGTAACACTCTATCCAGCTCGAATGGAACTACTGGTGTCGAGATTGCACCGGAACCTGCGGCTAGCACTCAGCGGATTATTGACTTTCTTTCTGTCCTTAATACTGACACAGTGACACACACCGTCACCCTCTATATTTATGACGGAACTACGAACTTTGATCTTATCACGATTTCGTTGGCTCCGTCAGAGCGGATTGAGTATGGTGAAGGGTATGGGTTCCAAACCTACAATGCTGCTGGGGCTATTAAGACAATAGTTCAGGCAACTCAGAACGTGAAGTCGACTGGTTACTCGACGGTCGTGCTCGGTTCCGATGTTACAAATAACAACGCTGTCGCCAACACGATTGCTGACATTACTGCGCTTTCGTTTCCGGTGGTTAACGGCAGCAAGTACTGGTTTACTTTCTTTATCTGGTGGACTTCAGCGGCATCTACTACTGGTGCGCGCTTTGCCGTCAGTGGTCCGACACAGAATGCGTTGGCTATTCGTTCAGAGTACAGCCTTACGGCTACGACAAGAACACTCAACGAAGCAATTGCTTATGATATTCCAGCCGCGGCTAACGCTACTCCGGCAAACACCGCGGGTAACACCGCAAAAATTGAGGGTTACATTCAGCCTACTGCCGATGGAAACGTAATAGCTCGATTTGCGTCAGAGGTCGCTAGCTCGGCTATCGTGGCTAAGGCTGGGTCGTACGTTCAGTACATCGCGGTGGCGTGATGACTTGCTTATTCAGATGGCAAGGTAGGACGAAGCAGACAAACATCATCGCTACGCCCGGGCTTACTGGGTTTGGTGATATTGGATCCGCTACTGGAGATAGTGTCAACGGTATCATTACAGCAGAGCCTCGACTAGATATTGAAAACATGTCTATGTCTAATCGAAGCCTTCGAGTTCTTAGAGCATATGACTCAGTCGTTGGCGGCGATGTTTTCTACTGGAGCATTCGTCCAACACCAACTCCTTGGTCATCGGCCCCGACAATCACTGGGCCGTGGTCGATGCGGATCTATGTTCGAATGCCAGCCCCAACTTCTTCCCTTAGTTTCCTAACGTTTAGAGAAGCTACGGTTGCTAATCTGGGGTTCACAAGGCTTATTTCCGCGGATCGAATTGCTCGTACTTCTTCAGGTAGTGGCGTAACTATGTCTGGTGGAAGTAACTTCCATCGTCTTGAAGTTCAGTTTGATCCAGCACGTACACTCAACCTTGTGTGGCGAGTCTACTTGGAAGATGGCACGGTTCCTCTTGGCGGGTTCCAGGAAACTATTACTGATGGTAACTGGGATGAACTTCGACTTGGCTACATAACTTCCGGGTTCTTTGCAACTCAGGCGGCATTCGGAGACATCGAGATTCATGATAACTATGATCTTGGCGGTCAGTTCCGAAGCAGTCCTCAGGATGGAACAACTCCTGCGAGTACTACTGCCGCGGGAGCACCAAGTTGGAGTGAAGGCGTAAATGCTCGCTACCGACCGGATTCTTCTTTTGAAACAATCCCAGCCGGTACACCTACCTTCACTACATACTCCAATGTAGACTACACTACGGCGGGTACGTTTAACCGTAAACTTGATCTATATGTTCCGGATGGAACTCCTCCGGCAACTGGTTGGCCAATTGCTTGTTGGGCTCACTCGGGCTTCTTCAGCGAGAACGATAAGAATACTCTCCCAACCAACTGGCGAGATGATCTGTTACTTGCGGGGTATGCCGTAGCTACAATTCAGTATGTCAAGACTACTGCTGATGTTTCTGGCGGGTATGACGCATATGGTACTAGTAATCTCGGTGGTCGATACCCAAGCTTTATCATCGACTACAAACGTGCTGCGGCATTTCTCCGCGACAATGCGGCTACCTACGATTTGGATCCCGCAAGAATGTTTGCTACCGGCTACTCAGCTGGTGGGTACATTGCTCTAGCAGCGGCGATGACTCGTGAGTTGGCAACCGATACCGATGGCAACAACATGAAGCTGAATGGTAATGGGGCCGCGTGGGCCGATGGTTATACTGGGGCTGACCCAGTGTTTCTTGGGGCTTACGTTTACGCCGCGCCAATCGACATGGATTTAGCGAAAGCTTGGGATCCAACTCATCCAAACTGTGGCTCTCTTATTAGAAAGCTAACGTATCGGTACTTCCAGGGCCTTATCAGCAATGGTACAGACGCCCCAGACTATCCTACGCAGAGCATCGCAGATCACATTAGCCTAAACACCTTAGGTAATCTGTGTCCGGTGGCATATGAGCGTGGAACAGCCGACATGTTGATTCATGAAGAGCATGAAGCGGCTCTCTCGGCAGCTTTGTCCAGTAAGGGTGTTAGCTACACAGCAATCACCACGCCGAACATGCACGACAATGCCAACACACTTTATGCCCGCGAAGACATTCTTGACTGGTTGAATGCTCTGGCTTATCCGTCGGATGGGTCACAGACCAAGACCTTGTACCTACACGATGGAACTACGTCAGAAGTAGTTGACGAAGATTACCACGATGGGTCAGTAGTGCATAAGCAACTATATTCCAGGTAGACGTAAAGGAGGAGCCATGGCTTCAGTAACCGCATTCACCGCAGCCCGAATGAAAGAGATTGAAGACACTACCGTCATCAGTGGAACTATCAATGTTGATGGCGAGCTAGTCCTAATTACCAGAGAAGGGACTCAGATCAATCTCGGTCCAGTTCAAGGCCCTCCCGGCGAGCCGGGGGATCCTGGAGCCCCTGGTGGCATTGGTCTTCCTGGTTCCGATGGCGATCCTGGAGATCCCGGTCCTCCAGGTGATGTTGGCCCAACCGGTCCTCCTGGACAAGGCGTTGTTTTTCTGGATGCCGCGGAATCATCAGCAGGTCTTCCAAATGGAACTAAGATCTGCCGGAGGTACGCATGACAAAGTTGGTTGGGCTTCACCCAGAAGGTATGGCGCTCGATCCACCAGTCTGGGTTGTCCCAGGTAAAGGTGCAATTGGGATGCCCCCACCAACAACTGGGTATCAAACAAATCCTGCAGTTAACGGACTTGTTGGCGCAACAAAGGCGTATTTTGATAGAAACTCCGTCATTGCGCACCGAAGAAACGACCGCGCCAGAGGAATGACTTATACGGACTATGTTAGTAGGGCAATTTCAGCCAGGAATTACTGGCAATTCAACGCCACCCCAATAGATACATATTCGTGCCGATTTTATTGGTCTTGTCCATCTAATGATTCTTATATCGGGGCGTTTAGGCATTTGATTACCTTCATGTCAGGCGGCCCGGCAGGAACCGACCGATTTAGTCTTATGCAAGATGACTACACGAACCTAGGTGGTTTCTGGCAGGCAAATCGCCCGATGGTAATGGGGGAGACAGCTACCCCCATCTTGTATAACCCAGCAAACAATTTCAAGATGAGCGCCACAACCACGTGGCGGGTTGAGATTCAGGTTCAGCCAACTGCGCCAAAAGTAACAATTAAAATCTACGATTGGACGTCTACAGTAGCGTCTCAGACAATACAAGTAAACCCAACGTCAGTTAGCGCAGATACCTTCATGTTAGGACGACATCCTAGCACCGCCAAATGTGGGACGGGGTTCTTTATTGCTCTTCATTGGTATGGTGACGTTGAGATTTTCAACACCTACAATCTTGATGGGACTGCTGGACAACATCGTGAAACCCCAGTAAACAAATGGTACGAAATGGTTGGGGGAGTTGAAACCCCGGTTGATGAGGCAGGCACCATTATTAGTGGGGCCTTGAGCACTACTGACAAAAACAACTGGCATGATAGTGCTCGAGAGTTTATCTACTCTGCATCAGACTACACGGTGGTTCCCTTTTATTACGATCAACCGAGAACTGTTCGTCGTGGAATACTCTATCATAGAAACGATACTCCTCCGCCAGGCGGTTGGCCCTTAGTCAGTTTCTGGCATGGCGGGTTCTTCGCTGGAGGCGATTTCAACGACATGTCTCAGAGTTGGATGAAGTGGTTGTTATTCAACGGGTTTGCTGTATCTACTGGAGAATGGATTGTTGGTACGCCGGTAATTAACATGCCTCCAGTATATCTTGCTTTGGCCTCATGGCCCAACCAGTATAGTGGTCGATACCCAAGTTTCTACATTGATCCAAAGTTGCTCGCGCTGCATATGATTGAGCACGGGCAACAAGGAAACGGCGATTATCCGATAAATACTGATAAAATGTGTATTGTCGGGCATTCTGCTGGAGCAGCTATTGCTCTAGGTGCGGCTGTTAGTAGAGATCTTACGCTTGGGTCCTATGATCTGACAGTTAATAATACCAGTTACGGATATAGGACAGCCACTGCAGATCCAGAGTTCAAGTGCGCATATGTCTTTTCCCCACCAACAGACATGAAATGGGCTTATGACAATGACCCGACTCATCCTAATTTTGGTGTAGCTAACCAGGGCGTAGGGGTTCTTCGCGCCACAGCATGCACATATATGGGGTTGGCATATAACACTACTCTCACAACTCCTATGATGGCTAACACCAGAATCACCGACATGATTGCCGCGCAAACACCTAGTAAACTCCCTCCAGTAGGCATTGTCAGTGCTATAAACGATGGGGTTGTCCCATTACAGCATACTCAGTTTGCTGTAGATGCTCTTGCTGCTAAGGGCGTGACGGCCGATACCATATACACTAGGTACGATCACGACGAGTCATATTTCCAAGGCCCACAGCAGCATTTCCTTAACTTCCTAGAAGCAAACGGAATGACGTGATGCAAATCCGAACCTACTCCGAATTGATACGGTGGGGCACATTCGAAGAGCGATTCGAGTATTTGCAACTTGGTGGTGCGGTTGGCCATACTACCTTCGGGTTTGATCGATATTTGAACCAGCAATTCTACCAGTCACATGCCTGGAAAACCGTTAGACGACATGTTATCGTTAGAGATGGCGGTTGTGATCTTGCTGTCGAAGGGTACGATATTCACGCAGATCTCCTTATTCATCACATGAATCCTATATCGCAAGACGATATTATTCATGGAGAAGAGTGGATAACTGACCCCGAATTCCTGATTACGACCACACATAATACACATAATGCCATTCATTACGGTGATAAAAGCCTGATCCCAGCTCCAGTCCTTGAACGGCGCCCTGGAGACACAAAACTTTGGTGACTCGAAAGGGGGTTGTCCATGGAAGCAAGTATTCTCAACAGTACTAAAAGTGTTCTGGGTCTTTCCGAAGGGTACGATGCCTTTGATCTTGACGTAAACACGTTTATTAACACGGCACTCAGCACGCTGGACCAGCTCGGTATCGGTCCTGCTGGAGGATTAGTTATTGACGGCCCGGATGCTGTCTGGGATGATTTGTCTCTCCCGGACAACCAACTTGGTTTGGTCAAAACCTACATCTTCCTCAAAGTTCGAATGCTGTTCGACCCACCCTCAACCTCGTTTGCGATAGCTGCGTTCAACGATCAACTCAAAGAGTATGAGTGGCGTCTGACTATCTTTCAAGAAACGGAGCCAGCACCATGAGTATGACCGCGCAAGAGTTTATTGCACACGTTGGCGTCAAAGGAATGAAGTGGGGTGTCCGTAAACGGCCCGACCCAAATCGTTCTGCGTCAAAGTGGAAAGAGCGCAAAGACAAAGAGCGTGAAGATAAGGCTAAAGCCGAAAAGAAGACCGGCGGAGCCAAGGTTCAGGCCAAAGAAGTTTCATTTTCTGAAAACCTGATGGGGCCGACCAAAAAGATCGAGGGCAACCTTACAGTTAAGGATGGGAAACCACCCAAGGCTGGATCGGTTATCCGGTCTAAAGGCCCTGACGGTACAGAGCGCGACGTTCTTATCAAGCAGATTGATAAGATCGATGCAACGCAGTACCGAGTCAAAGGTGTTCGAGCCATGACTGAGTCTGAGCTTAAGGCTGAAGTCTCAAGAATGCAGCTTGAAAAGCAGTATAAAGATCTGACTGCCGCTAGCACTCCACCTAAGCAGCTGACACGAGGTCAGAAGTTTGCTAAAGAGGCTGGGTCTGTTGGGGTCAAGATTGTCACTAAAGCCGTGACTGAGGTTGGTACACAGGTTGTCAAGAGTGAACTGCAGAAGCAGCTTGGGATCTCCATCCCTGATGGCGGAAAAAAAAGTAGTCCCGTAGAGACTCCAAAATCTACGGGTACAGTTCCGAAGGTTCCTACGACCAAACCAACCCTGGCTGGTAATCCTAAATCCCTGGGTAAAATTTGGAAACCATAGTACATAAGGAGGCGGTCTAATTGACTTTATCTAATACCGCAGTCCCAGAGCACTATGGCCGGTTCCGAGAAGATGTTCTTCGCGGCGAGACCCTGGTTAACCGCGAAATCTCTCTTGAGATGAATCGGATCGATGAGCTCATTGCCAACCCGAATATTTGGTACGATGACAAAGCGATTGATGGGTTCATCCAGTATTGTGAGCACGAATTAACACTTACTGATGGTGGAGATCTCCACCTTCTTGACAGCTTCAAGCTATGGGCCGAGCAGATCTTTGGCTGGTACTACTTTGTCGAAAGAAGTGTCTATCAGCCTGGAAAATCTGGCGAAGCTGGGAAGTATGTTAAGAAGCGCATCAAAAAGAGGCTCATCACAAAGCAATACTTGATTGTGGCTAGAGGTTCAGCTAAATCGATGTATGCTGCTTGTATTCAGGCATATTTCTTGAACGTCGATACTGCAACGACTCACCAGGTTACTACCGCGCCAACTATGAAGCAGGCCGATGAGGTGATGTCGCCGTTTAGAACGGCAATCACTAGGGCTAGAGGACCACTCTTCAAGTTTCTTACTGAAGGGTCGATTCGAAACACGTCTGGTTCCGCCGCGGAAAGAGTTAAACTCGCATCCACAAAGAAGGGTGTTGAGAACTTTCTCACTGGGTCTCTTCTTGAAGTCCGACCAATGTCAATCAACAAGCTTCAGGGTTTGAGGCCTAAGGTCTCTACCATTGATGAGTGGTTGTCTGGGGACATTCGAGAAGATGTGATTGGTGCTCTAGAGCAGGGCGCATCAAAGATGGACGATTGGCTCATTGTAGCCATCAGTTCGGAGGGAACTGTTCGCAACGGTTCTGGCGATACCATCAAGATGGAGCTTCACAGCATCCTGAAGGGTGAGTATCAAGCACCGCATATTTCCATCTGGCACTACAAGCTTGATGATGTGGAGGAGGTTGGTAACCCAGAAATGTGGGTTAAAGCCAACCCAAACATTGGAATCACGGTCACTTACGATGTATATCATCTCGATGTGGAGCGAGCTGAGAAAGCTCCCGCGGCCCGCAATGATATTCTGGCTAAGCGATTCGGCATTCCAATGGAGGGGTACACCTACTTCTTCACATACGAAGAAACTGAGCCGCATCGAGAAAGAGCTTTCTGGTCTATACCATGCTCTCTTGGCGCTGACTTGTCACAGGGCGATGACTTCTGTGCGTTCACGTTCCTATTCCCGCTCAACAATGGCACATATGGTGTTAAGACTAGAAGCTACATCACGACATTGACTCTGATGAAGCTGCCTGCTGCCATGCGAATTAAGTACGACGAGTTCATCAATGAAGGCTCTCTACATGTCATGGAGGGTAACATCCTCGACATGATGGAAGTCTATGATGATCTCGAAGCACACATTGAAGAGAAAGAATACGACGTTAGAAGTCTTGGGTTTGACCCCTACAACGCTAAGGAATTCGTTGAGCGTTGGTCAACTGAGAATGGCCCCTTTGGAATCGAAAAAGTAATCCAGGGAGCAAAGACGGAATCCGTTCCTCTAGGGGAGTTGAAGATTCTTGCCGGTCAGCGAGCACTCATATTTGATCAATCTCTTATGAGTTTCGCCATGGGTAACGCTATTACCCTTGAGGACACTAACGGAAACCGCAAGTTGCATAAGAAACGCGCCGAAGAGAAGATCGATAACGTTTCGGCTCTTATGGACGCTTGGATTGCATATAAGGCCAACAAGGAGGCGTTCGAATGACCGACACAGACCCAGCACAAGACTTCATCGAACACTTCGGCAAGAAGGGAATGAAGTGGGGCGTTAGGAATAGTAATAGTGCTGCGACTAAGTTAAGCACTAATGCTAGGACTAGCGGTAAAGACCCATACCCAGGGCTCAGTACAAAAACTGCGCCGCACGCTGGGGAAAAGCTCAAGACTATTCAGCCTAAGAAGCAGACTGGTCGAAATCTGTTAATGGACTATACTACCAGTGGGTTTGCCCGCAAGGCTCGAGCCCACAAAGCACGTAGGACTCTTCGGAAACTCGAGGGCGTACGTGCTGATACTAGCAAGCGCCGTGGTCGAAAGAAACAGCGAAAGATCGATCAAGCAAAGCTAGATGCTGCGTTTGCTTACGCACTACTCAAGCCGAGGAAAAGCCTCTACGTAACTAAAGACTCGGTGGAGGTTCGAATGAAGGGTAAGAAGTTCACTAAGGAAGCGTTGTCAAAACGCAGATCAGTAACATACGACGACATCCGACTTCGACCAACACCAACTCGATGATAGGAGGTGATTCTATATGGCAGTAGTAGAGCGAATTAAAAGTGCGTGGAATGCGTTCCGAGATCAACCAGCACCCTTTTGGACTGCTCCTGGGAATTCGTCTGGGCTCTACAATAGGCCCGACCAGAAAAGGTATCGAAGTTTCTTCAACGAGCGAACGATCATCACCTCCATCTACACTCGAATGAGTATTGATGTATCCGATGTTGATTTTAGGCACGTAGCTTTCGACGATCAAAATCGCTATAAAGAAGATGTCGAATCGGCTTTGAATGCGGCACTAAACCTGGAACCAAACTTGGACCAGGGGCCACGGGCATTCCGACAAGACATCGCGATGACGTTATTTGATAAGGGCTCTGCGGCTCTTGTTCCTGTGGACACAACTACAGATCCGGAAAAGACAGAGATCTTTGACATTCACACACTTCGCGTTGGCGAGGTTGTTGAATGGTACCCGAAGCATGTCAAGGTAAGTGTGTACAACGAGAACACGGGTAAGCGCGAAGAGATTACTCTCGAAAAGCGTTTCGTGGCAATCGTTGAAAACCCACTCTATGCCGTGATGAATGCACCTAATGGTACCTTGCAGAGACTCATCAGGAAGCTGACGCTTCTGGATGCTGTAGATGAGCAGTCAAGTTCTGGTAAGCTAGACTTGATCATCCAGCTCCCGTATGTTGTTAAGTCAGAGGCTCGAAAGAAAGCCGCTGCAGAACGCCGGGAAAACATTCAGCTTCAGCTGAAAGATAGCCAGTACGGTATTGCTTACACTGACGCAACTGAGAAGATCACTCAGCTAAACCGTCCCGCGGAGAATAATCTCCTTGGGCAGGTTGAGTGGTTGACTAAGATGCTGTATGGTGAGCTTGGTATTACTGAGGACGTTATGAATGGCACAGCCGACGAGGCTACCATGATTAACTACCATAACCGAGCTATTGGACCAATTGTCCAAGCCATCAGTGAAGCAATGCAGCGATCCTTCATTGGTCCGGTCAACACCCGAAAAGGTGAACGAATTCGGTCCTACAAAGATCCGTTTAAGTATGTTGCAGTTGGCGACATGGCCGAGATTGCGGATAAGTTTACCCGAAACGAGATCTTGACGTCTAATGAGATTCGTGGGTTTATGGGTATTGAACCGTTCCCGGATGAGAAAGCCGACCAGCTTATCAATAGCAACATGCCTCAACCTGATCTGGTTGATCCTGCAGGAAACCCGGCACCAGCGGGTATCGCAGTTGAAGATGTTGATGCTGTTATGGCCGATGTCTTTGATACTCTTGAGGCGGAGATTGATAAAGTCTCTGGGAGTCTAGATGAGTGATGCTGAGTATGACCCAGTAGCTCGTCGCGAAAGATACCTCAGAGATCGGGAGCTTAAGGGTAGAAAACGCCCGGTCTTACCTGTTGGAAACGTTGGTCGTCATCAACCAAAGAAAAAAGGGGAGAAGGAAGAAAAGAAGGGTAAGAAGGGGTCGGGTAGAGCCGCGGCGTCAAAGGCAGTTAGCGCTGCCCATAAACAAGACGTCGACAAAATCCGTACTGCCGCTAACGCTCGAAAAGCAGCTCTTTCAGCGAAACTTCAAGAAGTTCTGCAAAAGCTAGCTACTAGTAAAGACATTAAGCAAAAAGCGTTGGACCTAGAAAAGACTAAGAAGCTAGCTGATTTAGCTGCTGAGAAAGAAGCCAAGCTAGCCGCTATACCACCCATTCCAGATAATGCAGGCCCAGCTCTCTATGCTAGACTACAAAGTCGACGGATCAAAGCTACTCAAAAGATCAAGCGCGAATTCAATGACAAAGAAGCTGCGGTAAAAGACGAACATTTGAAACAGCTCAAAGCTGTTAATGAGGAAAACGATAAGGTCAAAACATTTGTTCGAGAAGTAACTAGAGCTCAGCAAGATCAAGCACGATCTGACCTTGCTAAAGGTATCGATGGTGCTAAACAGCGCTATGAAACTCTGAAAAAGGGGCTTGGTCCACCGGAATGAAGTCAAACTCTTTAGAAAAACTTTAGTCGGCAATAGAGTCGAAAGGATGTCAAAATGGAAGCAGATTTCAGCGGCTACGCCACCAAGGCGGGGCTAAAATGTGCAGACGGACTGGTCATCATGCCCGATGCATTCAAGCATCAGGACACGATGCAGGTCCCACTCGTCTGGCAGCATGGTCATACCGACGTGGAAAACGTTCTTGGTCACGCGATTCTTGAGAACCGCGATGATGGCGTTTACACTTACGGTTTCTTCAACCAGACGGTAAAGGCCCACGCGGCCCGAGAGCTTCTCCAGCATGGCGACATCAAGATGATGTCCATCTGGGCAAATGACCTCATCAAGCGAGCAGACCGTGTTCTTCATGGAGCAATCCGTGAGGTTAGTCTGGTCCTTAGCGGGGCTAATCCTGGCGCAGTCATCGAGAGTGTTACGATTCAGCATGGAAACATGGAAGAGGATCTCGAAGACGAGGCCATTATCTACACGGGCTTGGAGATCGAGCTCGCGCATTCGGATACTGACGCAGATGAGGACGAAGAGTCCGACACTGAGGAGTCCGACACTGAGGGTACTGATTCTGAGGATGATTCCGACGACAGCATCGAGCATGCTAGTATGACGGATGGCTCCACGGGCGATGGACCTGATGAAGAGACCATTTCGGACATTGTTGATTCGATGTCTGAGAAGCAGCAGGATGTTCTCCATTACTTGGTTGGCGAAGCAATTAGCGCTGCCGAGTCTGGGACAGGTAATACCGAAGAGTCAACCACCCTCCAGCAGGACCACCTTGGCCAGCAGGACACCAAAGAGAAAGAAGGCGACGACATGGGTCGTAGTAACGTGTTTGAAGATGACAAGACCAAGGGGTCGGAGGCGCATACGCTGTCTCATGACGCCATGAAGAGCATTGTGGATAACGCCAGCACGCTGGGTTCTCTGCGTCGCTCCGTTGAGGGCTATGCTCTGGAGCACGGTATCACTGATATCGACATGCTGTTCCCCGAGGCCGTTGCCGCGACCGATACTCCCGAGTGGTTTGGTCGTCGGACCGATTGGGTCGAGAAGCTTCTGAGTGGTGTTCGCAAGAGCCCGTTCAGCCGCATCAAGACGCTGTCGGCTGACCTGACCGAGGAAGAGGCTCGTGCCAAGGGTTACATCAAGGGTAGCCTGAAGAAGGAAGAGTTCTTCAAGCTGGCCAAGCGGTCCACCACCCCTACCACCATCTACAAGAAGCAGAAGCTCGATCGTGATGACATGATCGACATCACTGACTTCGATATTGTGGCATGGCTCAAGGGCGAGATGCGTCTCATGCTCGACGAGGAGCTTGCCCGCGCCATCCTGATCGGTGACGGTCGTATCGGTGGCTCGGATGACAAGATCAACGAGGACAACATCCGTCCGATCGCGCTGGACCATGAGCTGTACACCACCACGGTTACGGTGAACATCGATGATGCTAACTCCACTGTTCAGGAGATCATCGACAACATCGTTCTCAACCGTCGCTTCCTGCGTGGCACTGGTCTCCCGACCATGTACACCACGGAGACCTACATCGCCAAGTTCCTCCTGCTGAAGGACACGCTTGGTCGTCGGATCTACAAGAACCTGGCCGAGGTTGCAGATGAGCTGCGCGTCCAGGAGATTGTTCCGGTTGAGGTCATGGAAGAGGATACCTCTCTGGTTGCGGTTCTGGTGAACCCGGTTGACTACGTCGTTGGCGCTACCAAGGGCGGCGAGGTCGGCATGTTTGACGACTTCGACATCGACTACAACCAGTACAAGTACCTGATTGAGACGCGTTGCTCGGGTGCACTGACCAAGCTGAAGTCGGCCATGGTCATCAAGAAGACTGCTTCGGCTAACGTTGCTGTCATCCCGAACATGCCGTCCTTCAATGAGGCCACTGGTGTTCTGACCATTGTCAACCAGACTGGCGTTGTGTACAAGAATGGCGATACTGTCGTGAACGCAGCTGGTTCGCCGTACGCGGCAATCGCCTCGGGCGCTTCGATCACCATCGATGCAACCCCGGCCTCCGGCTTCTACTTCCCGACCAGCGAGGACGACAGCTGGACGTTCACTCGCGATTGATCCTAAGGAGTTAAGATGGCTAAGTTCCGCGGAAAAGTTGGATACGGCATTGCCGTTGAAGAGGCTCCTGGCGTTCACGTAGATCGTATCACTGAAGTCCCGTACAAAGGTGATGTGATTCGTAATACAGCTAAGGGTCTCCCCGGTGAGTCGCTCAATGACGACATTTCTGTGGGAAACTCTATCAGCATAATTGCTGATGGGTATGCTATCGAACACTTCATGAGGATTAAATACGTAGAATGGGCGGGGGTGAACTGGACCGTGACTGATGTCGAAGTTCAGCGCCCCCGTCTCATTCTCAGTCTTGGGAGTGTCTATAATGGCCCCACGCCTTGAGCTACACGCCATTCTTGTTGACCTTCTAGGCAGCGAGAATGTGTATTTTCAGCCACCGCCAAGCGTCCAGATGGAATATCCATGCATTGTCTATGGACGTGACAGCGCAGACACAGAATTCGCAGACAATCGACCGTATGGTTTCAAACTTAGGTATCAGGTAACGATTATTGACCGCAATCCGGATAGTGTAATACCCGGTAGAGTGGCAATGTTACCAACCTGTACTTTTGTTCGGTTCTTTACGTCCGATAAACTCAATCACGACATTTACCAACTATTCTTCTAGAAGGAGTTAACAATGGCACAGCTCGTCTGGGACGCCACTGGCACCAAAAAGTATGAAACTGGTGTTGAGAAAGGCGTCCTCTACATCCCGAATGGTAGCGGCGTTTACGATAACGGCGTTGCTTGGAACGGACTCGTTTCCGTTTCTGAGGCTCCTAGCGGAGCTGAGGCAAGCGCACAGTATGCAGATAACCAGAAGTACCTGAACCTGATCTCCGCCGAGGAGTTCGGCGCTACGATGGAGGCGTTCACCTACCCCGACGAGTTCGCTCAGTTTGACGGCCTCGACACCTCTACCCCGGGTGTCGCAGTTGGTCAGCAGTCGCGTGGCTCGTTTGGTCTTTCCTACCAGACCAAGGTTGGTAATGACGTTGATGGTGATGATTATGGCTACAAGATTCACCTGGTTTACGGGTGCACGGCCAGTCCGTCCGAGAAGGCGTACACCACCATCAATGACTCCCCTGAGGCTATTACTTTCAGCTGGGAGATCATGACGGTTCCGGTTTCTGTTACTGGCATGAAGAACACGGCCATTATCACCATTGACTCCACCGTGGTTGACCCGACGGATCTGACCACTCTCACCAACCTTCTGTATGGTGTTGGTGGAAACCCGACGCTGCCTACCCCGGATACAGTCCTTGGTATCTTTGGTACCGCGGCTCTGGTCATGGTCCCGAACCCGACGTTCGTGGCTGCGACTGGCGTCATCACCCTTACGGCTACGACTGGCATTCGTTACCGCCGGTCGGACACCAACGCTGTCGTGTCTGGTACGGTCACCATCGGTACGGCTGGTGCTACTCTCGGTATCACCGCAGAGTCCACCGATCCGGCGGCATACACCATTGACCCGGCTTCCGATAGCGATTGGTCGTTCACTCGGAACCCGTGATAATCATTTGACTCGGAGGTCAAAGAATGCTAGTAATTGTTGTGGAAGGCAAAGAGCTTTTCGACGATGAGACACAGGAATTCCAGAAGACTGAGGGATTCGTGCTGACTCTTGAGCATTCTTTGGCCTCAGTGTCAAAATGGGAGTCAAAATACCAAAAGCCTTTTCTCGAGTCTGACGATAAAACCTCAGATGAGATTCTAGATTACATCATGTTTATGGGGGCTGGGGAAAACATCCCTCGAATACTGGTTAATCAGTTAACACATGAAAACTTAATCGAGATAAACCAGTACATCGAGTCACCCTATTCGGCCACAACGTTTGGGTCTCTTCCTAAACAACAGGCTTACCGCGGAGAAGTTATCACGTCTGAGTTGATCTACTACTGGATGGTCGCGTTCAACATTCCGTTCGAGTGTGAGCACTGGCATCTCAACCGGCTGTTTGCTTTGGTTCGGATCTGTAACATCAAGAACTCCCCGCAAAAGAAGATGCCGCGGCATGAAGTTGCGCAACGAAATCGCGATCTAAACGCACAAAGAAAAGCCGAGCTTGGGACTAAGGGATAAAAGGAGATAACATGCCCACTGCAGGTGTACTCACATGGAATCTTCCAGGAGAACGAGTATTCGAAACTGGTATTGACCGCGGTGTTCTGTACCTGCGAAACGGCAATGTTGTCCCCTGGAATGGACTCACTGCTGTTGATGAGAACTTTGGTCAGTCTTCGGATGCTACGTTCTATGATGGCGTGAAACTGTCAGAGACACAGACGTCTAACGGATTTTCTGCCACAGTTTCGGCTATAACTTATCCTGACGAATTGGATGAGATCTGCAGCGGAGAAACTATCCGATCTGGAATCCATCTTGGGGATCAAACTCCGTCTTCGTTTGGATTCACGTATAGAACTCTGGTTGGCAACGACTTAGAGGGCATTGACGCAGGATACAAGCTACACTTGGTGTACAATGTCTCCGCGACGGTATCGGATCGATCGTACCAGACGATCAGCGACGACATTGATCTCATGGAATTCGAATGGGAATTTGTAGCGGTTCCCGAGCAGGTCGACATGTACCGGCCGTCAACACATCTGGTTATCGATACTACCAAAACAACTCCAGCTTTGGTGCAGATTATCGAAGACTATATTTATGGCACGGATTCAACTCCTCCGGTGTTACCACCCATGAGCACACTTCTGGCCATTATCATTGCCTACGATAACTTCATTGATGTGGAAGACAACGGCGACGGTACAGTTACAGTTAGCACGGATGCTACGGGCATCATCAACGATCTCGGAGGTGGAGTCTATGAGATCCGAGAGGCTACGATTGCTTATGTGAACGCGATCGCATATTTGCTTTCACCCACACCAGATCCCCCAGATTGATCATATAGAAGGAAGGTGAGTAATGCCGGATCTCAGAACCTCAGCGTGGTCGCAACCAGGGTCAAGAGTCTATGAAACCGGCGTTGATCGGGCTGTTCTATATTTCAAAGATGGGGATGTTGTTCCGTGGAATGGCCTCAGGTCCATCGACGAGAGTCTAGGCCAGTCGACAAACCCGGTATTCTACGATGGGATTAAACTTTCGGAGATTCAGTCTTCAAAGGGATTCTCTGCGTCTGTAACAGCGATAACCCATCCGGAGGAATTGGATGAGGTCTCTGGTTCCAGAAAGATCCGAAATGGCATTCATATCTGGGATCAGCCATCCTCAACGTTTGGGTTTACATACAGAACTCTTGTCGGGAACGATATTGAAGGGTTGGATGCTGGATACAAAATCCACTTGATCTATAATGTCTCGGCCACAAAGTCTAATGTGACTTACCAGACTAATTCGGATGAAGTTTCACCGACAGAGTTCTCGTGGGATTTTGCAGCCATTCCAGAGCATCTCGAAGGTTATCGAGCGTCGACACACATCATCATTGATACGTCGAAGGCATCGCCTACATTAGTCCAGACAATCGAGAGCTACCTCTACGGAACCGAAACTAGTGTTCCGTTTCTTCCGCCAATGCAGACCCTTATTGCGTTGGCTCTTTCGCTGTCTAACTTCATAAACATCACCGATAATGGCGATGGTACTTGGACCGCATCAACGGATGCTCCTGGGTACATCAACGCACTTAGTTCCATTCTCTTTGAGATTCAGGAAGCTAACGTCGATTACCTTGATCCCGACACGTACGTGATCTCACCAACAACAGATCCACCCTGATGTAAGGAGAACTTTATGGCAACTGTGCAGATCTTTACAGCTGCGCGAATGCAGGCAATTGAGGACCAAGCTATTGTTAATGCCCGACTTGATAACGGATCCGGCACCGACAAGAACCTCGTTCTGATCCGAAACAACAACACCGAGGTCAATGTCGGCAACGTCCGCGGCCCAATTGGTGTTACTCCGACTGTTCCTGATGAACTGCAGTGGAATTATGTCAGCGGGATTGTGAACGCCTCTAGGCCAACTGCCGACAGCGTACCGCTTAAGATCAAGACCGGTAGTGCGGTCATCGCAACCGGTGTGGATGCCGAAGACACCATTCCATTTGGTAGCACGTTTACCGGAATCTTCTCGGTCTTCGTTCAGCTTGGGGACGAGCATACGGCACCCTATACCCATGTGAATGGGGTTTCTGTTGGGTCGAGATCATTGAACACCGGCCTGCTCAATTTCACGTGCAAAGACTATACCACCACCGGGTTTAACATCAAGGCGACGGTACCTCCGGTTGAGCCCGGTTCTCCGATTGGCCAGTTTGATCTACCTGTTGGAGTTGGTGGGCTAACAGGAGTTCGAATCAATTGGCTGGCTATTGGTTGGTAAAAGTTGTGAGTCCAAACCGTCAAAATGGGAGTGAATTGTGTCAATCTCAGTCACGTCCCATGGGGACTTCAACATCATCGAGACCTTCCTGAAGAAGGTTTCAACAGGAGACTTCTATTCCCGGCTCGATTCCTGGGGGCAAGCTGGGGTGGAAGCTCTAAGTCGCGCAACTCCAAGTGAGAGTGGTAAGACGGCTCAGGGCTGGAAGTACCGAGTTATCAAAAGCCGAGTGTACCCAGGAGTTGAGTGGTACAACACTCACGTTAATGGGAATGTAAACATCGCTGTATTGATTCAGTATGGCCATGGTACTGGCACTGGCGGTTACGTTCAGGGCATTGATTACATCAACCCGGCTATGCGCCCATTGTTCGAGAAGATCGCTGACGACATCTGGAAGGAGGTCACCGCATGAGTGGAGTAGACAACAAGATCGTAAAGATGACGTTTGATAACTCATCTTTCCAGAAGAATGTCAGCCAGACAATGTCTTCGCTTGACGCTCTCAAGAAGTCTCTGGACTTTAAGGGGGCTGGTGAAGGTCTGAAGAACATTGGTGCCGCCGCTGGTAAAGTGGATCTGTCTCCAATCCACACGTCAATTGACGGTGTTAACAGTGGCTTCTTAGCTATGGCCACGGTTGCTGCTACAGCAATTTCGTCCATTACAGCTAAAGCGGCTGCTGCTGGAGGCCAGATTGTCAAGTCGTTGGCGCTTGATCCAGTTATGGATGGCTTCAAAGAGTACGAAGTCAACATGGACTCGATTCAGACGATTCTTGCAAATACCCAGAGCAAGGGTACTACGCTTGATGATGTCAATGGTGCTCTCGATGAAATGAACACCTATTCCGATAAGACCATCTACAACTTCTCGCAGATGGCAAAGAACGTGTCGAAGTTCACCGCGGCTGGTATTGATCTGGATACTTCAGTGTCCTCGATTAAGGGTCTAGCTAACGTTTCGGCACTCATGGGTGTTAAGAACGAAGAGGCCCAGCGCTCGATGTTCCAGCTGTCGCAGGCAATGGGCTCTGGCGTGGTTAAGCTCAAGGACTGGATCTCTGTTGAGAACGCTGGTCTGTCAGGTGAGGCGTTTAACAACGCACTTGTTCAGACAGGTCAGGCACTTGGTGAGCTCACTAAGATGCCCGTTGGTTCAACCTTTAAAGACTGGACTGATCAGAACGGCTCGTTCCGTGATTCTCTGGAGTCTGGCTGGTTGACTACAGAGGTTCTGACTACTACTCTTGGCGCACTTGCTGGCGACCTAGATGCCGTGCAGTTGTCCGATATGGGCTTCAGCGACGAGCAGGTTACCCAGATGGTTGCGCTTGGTGAGACTGCCCTTGCTTCGGCAACGGATGTTAAGACCGCTACGCAGCTGTACCAGACGCTCAAGGAAACGATGGGCTCTGGCTGGGCTAAGACCTTCCAGACAGTAATCGGTAACTTCACCGAGGCCAAGGGACTGTTCACCAACCTGAATAACTTCTTCGGTGGCTTCATGCAGAGGTCATCGGATGCTCGTAACAACCTGCTTGCTGAATGGAAGTGGTTCGGCGGACGCACGGTTCTGTTCGAGGGCTTTACCCGAGGGCTGAACGCGATCCAGATTGTGTTGGGCGCTATTGGTTCTGCTTTCCGAGAGGCTTTCCCAAAGAAGACCTCGTTGGATCTGTATAACATAACGGTGGCTTTCCGAGACTTTGCTAAGAAGATGACTCTTAACGAAGAGGGTCTTAAGAGAGTCAAGCAAATCTTCGGCGCCGTGTTCTCAGTCATGAGCATTGGTGTTGCGATTGTCAAGGGACTCTTCAGTGTCTTCGGCGCTTTGGTTGGCGTGTTCTTCGATGTTATCGGAGGATTCGGAGGCGCAGCAGGCTCCGCGGGAGATTTCATTTCGAAGATCCGAGAACTGCTCGTCGATAAGGGTGGGATCGCAGCATTCTTTAAGATCATCACGGATAACATCAACCGATTCGGCGAAGCTATTCTGTGGGTTAGAGATAAGCTCGGTGGTATATTTGACTTTGCCAAGGAAAAAGGTGCTGAACAATTCAAGGGCACCCTTGACACCATCAAGAAGTCGTTCGGCGAGCTGAGTGATTTCGCTGAACAAGTTGGGGATAAGATCCCCGCAGCACTTCAGGTAGTCAAGAACATATTTGGCGAGCTCGGAGATGCTTGGAACGGGCTTGTCTCCATCATCACGCAGGGCGATTTCATTGGGTTTGGTAAGTTCTTCGATTTCCAGGAAGACAGCAAGGTTGTTGACTTCCTGTTTGATGTCCGAGAAGCCATAGTCAATTTCTATAGGACCATTACCGGGTTCGATGTTGGGGGCACCTTCGATGGTGTACTCTCAGAAGTAGGCGGTTTCTTTGAGGGACTGTGGGCTAAAATCTCGGGTTGGGAAACATTTTCTCAGGCCCTAGATGATATTCGTACCACGATCACCAACTTCTTTACCGGTTTGTTCGACGCCACAAAGGGCGCTGGATCTTCCGCAGGAACGACCTTCAGTAGTATTGTCGACGGCATTCGTTCCTTTGCAGCTAATCTGTGGGATACCGTGATGAACGGTCTTGGACCTATTGGCGAAGGTATCTCAAACTTCTTCACCAACATGTTCTCCGGGATCAAGAATGCTGGCGGCGGCCTAAGTGACGCTGTTAGTGGACTCATGGATAAGATCAAGGGCGCTTTCAAGGACGACAACTTCAATAAGATCATGGCCGCGCTAGGCGCTGGTATTGGTATATCTTTGACGAAGTCGCTGTCCAGGCTGTCTAAGGATGGCCTGAAGTTCGACTTTGGTCTTGAAGGTGCCGCGGAGAAGTTTGTTAGTGCTTTGGATAACCTTCAGGGTGCGATCAAGTCGTTCCAGAACAACATTCGAGCTGATACCCTTCTCAAGATTGCCATTGCTATGGCGGTTCTTGCTGCATCGATCGTAGCGTTGACCTTTGTTGATGCTGAGAAGATTGGTGTTGCGATGGGCGCACTTGCCGCTGGAGTTGCGACTCTGGTTGGTGCAATGGCGCTTCTTGGTAAGATGAGTGCTGGCGGAGTTAAGTTTGCTGGCATAGGTATCGGTATCATGGCTGTTGCAGCGGCAGTACTCATTCTTGCTGCAGCGGTACTTGTGTTCGGTAACATGGACCCCGACGTTCTCAAGCAGGGCCTTATCAGTGTAAGCGTTGCTTTGTTGGCGCTTGGTGCTGCTGCGGCGTTGATGAGTAAGAATAGCGGAGGGTTTATCCGGGCGGCTATATCTATCGGCATCTTGGGTGTCTCTCTGATCGTCTTGGCTCAAGCTATTAAGTACTTTGCTGGTATGGATATTGGTACTCTACTCAAGGGTGGGTACATCATCACGGGTATCCTTATCTCTTTGGCTCTTCTGAGCAACATTGTAGACGGAACCGCGATGCAGAAATTCAGCATTGGTCTCGGCTTGGTGTCCCTCAGCTTGTGGGGTCTCTCCAAGGTTATTGAGAGGTTTGCCGCAATTCCATTCTGGGCAATGGTTCAAGGCTTGATTGGTATGGCTGCAGTTCTAGCCATGGTTATCATTACCCTACGATCTATGCCTGATGAAAAGAAGTCGAAGGCTAGTACTCTCGCACTCCTTGGTATGTCCGCCGCGTTGTGGATCATGTCTAAGGCTGTCGAGACGGTTGGTAAGATGGGTGTTGCCGGTCTTATCGCTGGCGTTCTGTCACTCGTGTTGGTGATGGGACTTCTTGTTGTAGCCGCTCTTCTCATGGAAGAAGCTCAACCTGGAGCCTGGGCTATGCTTACTCTTGCTGCTGCGCTAGCTGTTATGGCCGGGTCAATATATATACTTGGCCAGCTAGACCTTAAACAGGTTGGCATAGCATTAGCTGCTGTTGCCGGTGTCTTCATCATATTTGGTATTGCTGGTGCTCTTCTTGGGCCCGTAATTCCGGTGCTTCTCTTGTTTGGCGCAGCTATGTTGATGATTGGTGGCGGTGTTCTTCTGTTCGGTGCAGGCTTGGCCTTTATTGGTCTTGGTCTGCTCAACCTCAGTAAGATCAGCGCTGATGCTATTCCGAAGATCAGTAAAGTTATCCAGGCGTTCGTCAAAGAGATCCCTCTGATTGCTAAGGCCTTGGCTGAAGCTTTCGTCGACATCATCCGAGTCATCGGAAAGTCGGCTGGGGATATTGCTGATGCTATCGGTGATCTTCTTATTGCTCTTCTGGAGAAGCTGAACGAGATCATCCCGGTTCTTGGCGAGCTTATTGGTACGCTGATCGAGACTCTGTTGACTCTTCTCGAGGAGAAGGTTCCGCGGATTATCGAGGTTGGTCTACTGCTGCTTACCTCGTTCCTTACTGGAATCCGAGATAACATGGAGCTCATCATCACGCTTGGGCTTGATATTCTAGCTAACTTCATTCAGGGGTTGGCCAATGGTATCCCCTTGATCGGCGAAGCTGTTCGGAATCTTATTGGAGCTCTCGTTAACGAGGTCGTCCTGAACATCCAGCTCATCATCAATGCTGGCGTTTCTATCCTAGTAGCACTTCTGAATGGTATTGCTAACGCGATTCCGCAGATTGTGACGGCAGTGGGTAACGTGATTACCGCTTTCATCACTGCTATTGGTGGCGAAATGACCCGAATCATCAACATGGGTGTTATCACGTTGCTTAGTTTCCTTTGGGGAATTACCAACAATCTCACACTTATTGCTGGTGAGATGCAGAAGATGTTCGATGCTCTTCTGGACACTATCGAGACGGTTCTTCTTGGTGACGGTAAGGGTAGTGGTGGAGTCATCGACAAGGGCATTGCCTTTGTTAAGCGCTTCTTGTCTGCCATGGTGGATAAGACTATTGACTTTGCTAACTACATGGGCGATCTAGTTGTCGCTCTTCTTAACGGTCTTTCCGAAGCGGTTGAAACTCACTCCAAAGATATTCGCACTGCGGCGGGACGCCTTGCTATCGCAATCATTAACGGTATTACCGGCGGTCTTTGGGACAATATCAAGAAGGTCAAAGATGCTGCTTTGGATGTGGCTAAGTCCGCCGTCGAAGCAGTTGGTCTCGGTTGGCTTGTCAAATCACCCTCTAAGGTATTCTACAAGCTGGCTCAGTATGCCGGTGCTGGTATCGTTAAGGGCTTCGTAGATAGTGAGGCTCCAGTTGGCGCCTCCGCTGCCACTTTGGCTACCAAAACGGTTAAGTCGTTTAACGCGGCTATGGTAGGCATTGACTTCTCGGTTATGGATGAGTTCAATCCAACTATTACCCCTGTGCTGGATCTCACCCGCGTTGGGCAAGACGCTAAGGGCCTTCAGGGTCTCCTTGGTGGTAGCTCAGTCGACGCCTCCCTGTCTGCAAGTCAGGCACGGTACTTGTCTGCAGCTCAGCGAAAGGCTCCCGAACCAGATGCCCCTGTGGCCGCTGGGAACGGAGGAACGCAGGTGGTCTTCAACCAGACGATTAACGCGCCTACTGCACTTGGTGCAAACGATATCTATCGAAACACCAAGAGTCAGCTGGCCATGGCGAAAGAGGAGTTGAAATTATGAACTTTGATACTGTAGATCTTCTCTGTTCTTGCTCAAACGAAGTTGTCTCGATGGCATTTAAGGAGCCCTCTCTTGAGGCGTCATATACTATAAAAGCCATTGGAGGCCTCGACGTTGACGAGATCTTCACAAGTTATATCGGTAGGGGTACTGGGACTAATCCGCTCTACAGCATGGGTATTGGTAAACGCGAGGTCGTTGTCCGGTTCGCAATTACTCCGAGATACGCTATTGGTGAGACTGTCAACTCTTTGAGGGACAATATTTACCGAGCTGTCTCTGCTAATAGAACCGGGGCAATGACCCTGCAGTTCAAGAACAACGATCTTATTGTGGCTTCTATCAAGGGGTTCACGACAAAGATCGAGGCACCGCAGTTCACTGAGACTCCTGAGATTCAGTTAACTCTGGATTGTAGTAAGGACCCACTTCTGCGTTCGGAGACTGTATATTCTCCGAGTACGTTGGACTTCGACAACAATCTGGCTATAGTTGACGATGATGTGTCAACGGCTCCTCACGGGATGGGAATGTCGTTCCTGTGTGGTACAAACACGCCGTCATTCACAATCACTGATGAGTCAGATGCTCCCTGGGCGTTCACTGTATCGCCTGGGACAATCGGAAGCTATACCGGCTTTCAGGTCGGCGATTCGTTGCATATTTCGAGCGAGGATCGGTATCATCAGCTGTTCTTGGTCCGAGGCGGCGTAACAACCAACTTGGCGCAGGGACTCAGTCTTAACTCTGTCTGGCCGTACATGTACCCAGGGCAAACGATCTTTAGGTACTCAAGCCAGTTCACATGCACTGGATGGATTTATAGGCAAGCTTTCTGGGGGATCTGATATGGATATTTTCACACTCCCAGCTGTCGGAAATTCATTCAACCTTACAGACGGTCGGATTGTTAACGACTACAATCGGGCTACTTGGATCGAGAGGTATGTCGAAACCTCCGAGTTCACAATCGAAGGGGCAGTTGACTCCGGGCTTCGTGAGCAAATGCCTGTTGGACACCTTGTCTCGCATGCCGGTACGGATGAGGTCCTGGTGGTTACTGACCATCAGATAAAGACCAGTGAGGGCGAACAGGCGCTTGTTATTACCGGTCAGGCTTATGAGAAAGATGTTCTTGAGAACCGAATCATCAATAGCAATAAAGCCTGGACCTCACCTATTCAAGCTTACCCTCAGCCCCAGTATACGCTTGACGCCGCCTATGCCTGCCTTCAGGCTCGGTATCTTATTAGTCGTCATATTGACTGGCAGGATCTTATAGACGATAATGATTCCCTGCCCCAGACTAACGTATATTTGGACGTGGCGCACATTAACGCTACGTATGGCCCACCACTTCTTGATGCTGAAGAAGACACCTTCGACAGAATTCCAGTATACGAAGCTGTTCTGAATTCGTTGGCTGTTGATAATCTTGGTATTCGAACTCGCCGACCGCGTGGACTGATTCTTGACGATGGTCTTGATATTCCTACAAGGTACGGTCAGAACTTCCTTACCATCTATATCTATGCTGGCTTTGATCGGAGAAACACCGTTCAGTTCTCGCATAGGACGGATGACGTTCAGGAAGCTGAATACCTTTGGTCGAACAGACTCAAGAAAACGTCATGCCTTGTCTACAGTCGTTACTTCGCAGTTATGGTACATGGCCCAGAGGCGGGTTATGCTCGCCGCGTAATGACTCTGGAAGCAAAGGATCTGGATGAGCAATACGAGACCATTCCGACTGGGGCAACTCAAACTAGACTTATAGCAGCCCTGAAGCGCCGAGGGAAAAACGCTCTGGCTAAGAAGAACGCTGTTGCCATCTCTAGTGTCCAGTTGGACGACAAAGATCACACGTACAAGTTCAGGCAGGACTATAATCTTGGAGACTTGGTCTCTGTTTATGGTGAATACAACTCATCAACTTTCATGCAGGTCACAGAGCATGTGGAGATTGATGATATCACCGGCTCTACATCATATCCGACACTATCCGAAACTGTAGGAGGCTACTATGTCCCAGTTGGCAGGTATTAGCATGTCCAACAAACTCTATGATTGGACGAAACGCTTTGTTACCATCGTTTCACCAGCTCTGATTACCCTCTATATCACCCTTGCCCAGGTTTGGGGTTGGGTTGGGTATGAGAAGGTTGTTTTGACTATGGCGGCATTCACGACATTTCTTGGCGTAGTTATTGGACTCAGCTCCAAGCAGTACGGCAAAGAGGTGGATGCCCTGTTCCAAGACGATACCCATGGCAGCTGAACCGGATGTCGATGAGTATGCGTTACATCAGGTGCCAAGATCAAGGAAGCTATGGCACAAGTTTAGTGCTGTTGTAATCACCATGGCGGCGATCTTCATGCTCGTTGTCATATTCTGGCTGGTCTTTCCATATAAGACTGCGGAAATAAAACAACCCGTACCAGTTCTAAACAAAAACAACGAAGTGGCTATCGGCGACAAGCTTATACTAGAGATATCGGTTACTAAATACATCGATGCTTTTCCAAACCGGACAGAAATCATCACCTGTGATGATGGGAGCATCACGTTTGTGGATTCTGGAAGAACCTCTAATTTTCCTCCAGGAACGTATACTTTTGTCAACGATAGTAACGTGATTCCGGATAAGCTTGTGCCTGGGTCAAAGTGCATATACTATTTTCGGTATACTTACCGCGTAAACCCAATACGCGAGATCACCAAGGAATGGGATTCTGAGCCCTTCTTGGTTTTAGAGGGGGCAACCAATGGAAGCTGAAACGCCAGAAGAGTTTCGTTTGGAGATTGTTCGGGATGCAGTAAAACGAGTTGAGGAAGACGCTAAGGAGTTTGAGGTTAAGCTTGAGCGAAAGTTTAACGACTACGTTCTGGCGTTGGTCTTCAATAACTACAAAGACTATGTGGATCAGCGGTTGAAGCCTCTGGAAAAGATTGTCTACGGGCTGGTAGCACTGGTCCTCATGTCGGTTGTTGGAGCTTTACTCGGTTTAGTTATCCTGTCTAACGGCTAATAAAAACAAGGAGAATAAGTGATTCTTGAAGTTGTTCTAGCGCTAATCTTGGGTATCTTACTAGGTGCCCTTGTAATGGGAGGCATCATCCGTTTCCGCAAAGCTACGGGGGAACTCGTATTTAATGAGACGGAAGATGGGCGTACATACACGCTGAGGTTGGAAGAGGAGCCAGAAGACCTCATCAAGCGTCGTTATATTCTGTTTAGGGTTTCCAATAGGACGCACTAATTACACCTCCTATAATGGAGACCCCTACAGAAGGAGAACAATGAGCAGTCGAAAGACTAGTGAGAAGAACCTTGACACCCTGATCCAACGCGTCGTGAACGACATGGAGCTGTATGGTCCGGACTCCGAGGAATACTCCAAGATGGTGAAGCACCTTGAATCTCTCAACCGAATGAAATCACAGAAGTGGTGGACTCGGCTGAGTTGGGACACGGTTCTCATCGTCCTGGGCAACCTCCTCGGCATCCTGATCATCGTTGCATACGAAGAGCGAAACGTGATCTCGAGCAAGGCACTTAGCATGACTCAGAAGACGAAACTCTGAGGTAACAGAAGTAGGCGCACCGACACAGGAGTCGTGTATGGAGAAATCTATATGCGGCTTCTGTGTTTTTGCGTTCTACAACTACTCTTAATTTTTCCCGCGGGGAGATTTTCGGACTAACAATCCGATCCGCAAGATTTACACTTCCTGTAATGGAGAGTACGCTAGCTTCGGCTAGTACGCGGACGTGTATACATCCGTACTTTTCTTTTTTGTCTGGAGGCTTTATGGCTAAACGAGTGACCATCTATCAACCCATAGGAGAAGCATACGTTATGAGTAACGGATCAAGTAATTACGGGTGCGGCATGTTCCTTCTGGACTGCCTGCTGACGCTTGTGACCGGAGGACTCTGGCTCATCTGGGTCTTTGTCCGGGAGATGCGTAAGTAATGATCTCAAACTTCATCGCAAACACCAACAAATACACCACTCGTCATTCCCCAGTCATCATGACGGGAATTGGCGTGGCTGGTGTACTAACTACTGCATATTTGGCTGCTTCAGCTGGATTCAAGGCTGCCCGAGCCATTGATGAAGATGAGGCAAAGATGGGCATCTCTGATGACCCTGCCCAGCGGTTCAAGGAACAAGCTAGGTTGACCTGGCAGTTCTACGTTCCGCCAGTCATCACGGGTGCAGCCACCATCGGGGCATTTGCTTATGCAAGTCGTCTCGGCGCAAAGCGCACTGCAGCAGCAGTTAGTGCTTACACCATCACAGAGCAGGCCTTCTCCCGATACAAGGAGAAAGTTGTTGAGGAGCTTGGTCCTCACAAGGAGCAGGTTATCCGAGACGATATTGCTCGGGATCTTGTAGCTCAGAAGGCTTCGTCCGAGGTAGTTATTCTTGGTCGCGGAGAAGTCCTGTGTTGCGAGATGCATACACGGCGTTATTTCATGTGCGACATGGACCAGCTTCGTAAAGCTCAGAACGAGATCAACGCAGAGATCAACAGCCAGCTCTACGTCAGTCTGGACGAGTTCTATGATCTGATCGGGCTTTCGCCAACCGCTCATTCGAGCGAACTTGGTTGGGACTCCGAGCGCCTCATGGAGCTTGAGTTCTCGACGGTCATGACAGAGGACGGACGTCCCTGCTTGGCATTCGATTACAACTACGTCAAACCCATCTGAATAATCACGGAGGAATAATGGGTGCAGAAAAAGTGTTAACGGTCTATAAGGATGATCCAGACCCGATCAACCATCAGATCGCAAAGTTAGTTCTCACTACGCTCGGCAGCTGGTTAGCGGCAAAGCTCATTGAGACGGCATACAACGCAAAGTTCGACCTCAAGAAAAATACCAAAGGATGAAGTTCAATGCTTAAGCGCGACATTACCTACACCGATTTCAACGACCAGACCGTCACCGACACCTTCTACTTCAACATCTCCAAGAACGAGTTGATCGAGCTTGAGGTTGAGTACACTGGTGGCTTCAGCTCGCTCATTGAGCGCATCATCGAGACCAAGGAGGAGGGCCGCCTGGTTGGGGAGTTCAAGCGCCTCATTCTGATGGCCTATGGTGTCAAGTCTGACGATGGTAAGCGGTTCATCAAGAGCGATGAGCTTCGAGCCGAGTTCGAGACCCACGCGGCCTACCAGACGCTCTTTACGGAGATGGCCACAGTCGAAGGTGCTGCAGAGGCATTCTTCAAGGGCGTTCTCCCGGCAGACATGGTTGAGCCCAAGGATCAGGATAAGCCCGACGGTCCGCCCCGGGCTATTGCCACCACGGAGGGTCCTCAGTGACAGACTACCAGGGTAACAGCAAGAAGAGCAAGGAACAGCATCCAGCCGGAAGTGATACTCCGGTCAAGAATGTTGAGAAGGCTCAGCTGACGTCAAAGGTTGTCGCCCGAAAGAAGCCCCTTGGTACTCGAATCAAGGATGTTATCTTTGGGGGCGAAGTCAACTCCGCAGGTCGGTATATTGCTGGAGAGGTGCTTCTTCCGGCATTCCGAAATCTGTTGGTTGAGGCAACCACAAAGGGTATCGAGAGGATGGTGTACGGAGACTCTGCATATTCTCGCCCTCAGACGAGCGGGTACAAGCCGAAGTTCACGTACAACAACCCAATCAACTCTACTGGTCCTCGGCGACCAGCAAACCTTCCAGACCAGCCTCGTCAGCGGCCTCGCAACGATGACACCGAGATCATTTTCGGGTCGCATAGCGACGCCTCACTTGTTCTGGAGCGTCTGCAGGACGTTATCGACCAGTTCCAGGTTACCTCTATGGCGGACCTGAATGAAATTGTCGGACTTCCTACCACCCACGTGGACAACAAGTGGGGTTGGGAGAATCTCCGATTCGCTGAGATTCGGCAGACCCGAGAGGGGTTTGTTCTGAACCTCCCCCCTGCACAACCAATCTAAACGAGGAAACACATGCGATTTGTACCTAATTCAATCAGTAGGACGGTGATGACATCCGTCCTCAAGACGAAGCGAAGCTCACCGCAGCTGTTCTTTGGTGTCGGCCTTGTCGGGGCTCTCACCGGTACGGTCCTGGCGTGCAAGGCTACACTGAGGCTTCCGGAGGTCCTGGAGGGATTTGAGGAGGAGATTACCGAGCTCAAGGCTCAGGGTGATCGCCGCGTAGCAAACCCCGTGGACGACTACACGGAAGGTGACTTCAAGAAGGACGTCCTGTACGTCTATGGTAAGAACACGGTTGAGGTGGCTAAGCTGTATGCTCCGGCAGCAGCAGTGGGCACCATTGCTATTGCCTCTCTGACGGGCTCACACGTCGCTATGAGGCGTCGTAATGCGTCCCTGACGGCGGCATTTGCTGGTATGGCTACGGCCTATGACGAGTACCGTAAGCGCGTCTCATCGGAGCTTGGTACGGAGCGTGAGCTCGATATTTACCATGCTGCAGAGAACCGGATCATCCACACACCTGACGGTACCACAGAGGTCGTCAAGGTAGTGGATCCTAGCCGGTGGTCTCCGTATGCTCGAATCTTTGACGAGAGCTGCTGGGCATGGGAAAAGGGACCGGGTGTGAACCGGCTCTACGTCCAGACGGCCCAGACATATTTCAACAGTCGTCTCCAGGTCCGTGGACATGTGTGGTTGAACGAGGTGTACGAGCACTTCGGATTCGAGCACACTCGAGAAGGCGCTATTGTTGGCTGGCTTATGGGTGGTGATGGTGACAACCATGTCGATTTCGGCATGTTCGACGCCTACAACGCCGATTTCGTCAACGGCAACGAGAGGTCCATCGTTCTCGACTTCAACGTCGATGGCGTCATCTTCGATAAGCTTGGGAGGTAGTCATGTTGAATCATATTCGTGGCTATGCTTCGAGCTTGTCAAGTAGGCAGGTCCGGGTCGGGGTCGGCGTGTTCTGCGCTGGCTTCGGCCTTGGGGCCATCGTGGCTAAGCCTAGAAAGCCCAAGGAGATTGTCGTTGAGCCCGAGGTGAACCATGTCCTTCGGGACGTGCGCTTCGAGGAAGCCTCTATCGGTCTTCATCCGGGTACCCCAGGGGCAGTCATTCTTGACATCAACGATCGTTTGTTCAGCGCTGACGATGTCCAGGCACTCGAGGATTCTAACCCAATTGGGCAGGTGCTTTCTCCACCAGAGAACGACCCAGCAGACATTGAAGTTGACCTTGAGCGAATGCGTGCCCGAGATCTTCTCATCGAGTCGTATGGGGAAGAAGAAGGCATGCGTCGTTATCGGGAAGAGTTTATGTCTGACGAACCGGATGACAGCACTGTGACTCATAGTATCTTCACCGAAGATGAAGACCTCTGGGATCAGGAAGCAGAGGAAGCTACACGTACCCCAAGCGCTCCTTACGTCATCCACAAGGATGAGTTCTGGCGCGAAGAGATGGGGTATAGCCAGCGTACTCTGACCTACTACGAGGGTGACAACATTCTCGTGGATCAGGAAGATGTGCCCATCTATGCTTTCCCGACCATCATCGGTGAGCTGAAGTTTGGGCATGGCTCCCAGGATCAGAATGTCTTCTACGTTCGGAACGACGCTCTCAAGGCTGAGTACGAGATCATCAAGGACCGTGGACGGTACGAAGTTATCATCCTTGGTATGCAAGCGGAAGAGGCGGCAGAGCGCAGTAGTTTGAAGCACTCGCTTACGAAATTCCGACCGGATGACTGATCATGACTCAGCCAGTGGAAGCGATGTACTTCGATTGGCTCTACGCAAAGGTGATGCTGTCGGATCAACCGGCACTGTCATATTTTCGTCTGATTCAGACTCTTCACGAAACTGAGTTCGTATGGCTCGTAGTCGGCGACGACAATCGAGCTGAAGACGGGCTTGAACTTCGTAAAGAGTTTCTCACGGCTAGTCGCCTGGAGAATTTCTCTGTGTCAGACTTTTCGTCTGGGTGCTCAGTCCTCGAGATGATGGTCGCCTTCACCAAGAGGGCTGAGTTCCAGACGGATATTCATCCTAGCAGATGGTTCTGGGAGTTCCTGAGAAATCTTGGGCTCTCAGATTACTACGATGATAATTTCGACCACCAGAAGGTGGCGGATATCCTGTACAACTTTGTGTGGAGAACATATGGTTATAGTGGCACCGGAGGGATGTTCCCATTGACCGGAGCCGAAACGGATCAAAGGGAAGTTGAAGTCTGGTATCAATTCTGTGCCTATCTCATTGAGAAGCACTACTTCTAGAAGGGAGGTTCTGTGGATTTCTATAACATTGTAATTAAGGAGAAGAAAGATGGCACATCCCAGATCCGACCTGACTTCAAGGTTGGTCGATCCAAGGATCTGATGACTCGTGGTGGTTCGTTCTACGCCATTTGGGACGAAGAAGCAGGTCTTTGGTCGACCGATATTTACGACGTTCAGCGACTCATGGATGCCGACATGTTCCGGCATAAGGAAGAGCTTGAGCGTACGACTGGAATCAGCTATACCGTAGCGACTCTCGAATCCAACGGGACGAAGCTATGGGATGAGTTCCAGCGGTTCATTCGTAATAGTGGCAACAACAGCCACAATCTGGATGAGGTGTTGACTTTCGCCAATACTCCCGTGGAGAAAAAAGACCATGTGAGTAAGCGGCTTCCATATTCCCTCCATGAGGGCGATCCTAGCGCTTGGGATCAGATTGTAGGTACGCTATATTCTGAAGAGGAGCGTGAGAAAATTGAGTGGGCCATCGGAGCAGTTGTCTCAGGAGACTCGAAGCATATTCAGAAGTTTCTCGTGTTCTATGGGCCCCCAGGAAGTGGGAAGTCTACTATTCTCAACATTATACAGAAGCTCTTTCACGGTTACACTGCCGTCTTTGATGCAAGAGAGCTTGCTGGGAATAACAACGCCTTCGCCACTGCAGCTTTTAAGTCAAACCCCCTCGTTGCCATCCAGCATGATGGGGACCTCTCCAGGATCTACGACAACACAAAGCTGAACTCGATTGTAGCACATGAGACGATGACTGTGAACGAGAAGTACCGGACTCCTTTCGAGGCTAAGTCCAACGCGTTCCTGTTCATGGGCACCAACCTTCCAGTCAAGATCACGGACGCCAAGTCCGGTATTATTCGGAGGTTGATCGATGTTGTTCCTACTCAACGGACGATTGATCATGATACCTATCATATTCTCATGGACCGAATCGGCTTCGAGCTCGGGGCAATTGCTTACCATTGTCTGCAACGATACCTTTCCCTGGGGGCTAATTATTATTCTGGATATCGACCCACAGAGATGATGCTTCAGACCGACGTCTTCTATAACTATGTTGAGGCTAACTTCGACATATTTAAGGCTGAGGACGGCGTTACGCTCAAGAGGGCTTGGTCCCTCTACAAAGAGTTCTGTACTGACACGGGTATCGAGAAGATGCTCCCACAATACAAGATTCGAGAGCAGCTGAAGGATTACTTCGATGAGTTTCACGACAGGATCAAAATTGATGGAGCGGATGTACGCAGCTATTACAAGGGTTTCAAACATCTTGCTCCTGCCCCACCGAGGTCTCAAATGCCTGTTAAAACGGATGAGCCATACTCTATTCAGCTAGGGGATAACCCGTCAGTCTTTGACGAGATGTTCGCTGGACAGCCTGCTCAGTACGCCAAAGAAGATGGCACGCCTGAGTTGAAGTGGGAGAACGTCAAGACGAAGCTGCGTGATCTGGATACCTCCAGGCTGCACTACGTCCAAGTCCCACGCGACCATATTGTGATCGATTTCGACCTTACGGACGAAGACGGGAACAAGTCTCTGGCTGCATGTATGGAGAAAGCCGAAACCTGGCCCGTAACATATTCTGAGACCAGCAAGAGTGGTAACGGTTTACACCTGCACTACACATACCACGGCGAAGTTGAGGAACTAGCAAACCTCTACGGAGTCGGCATCGAAATCAAAACACTTCTTGGTAATGCTTCTTTGAGGCGGCAGTTGACGAAGTGCAACATGATAAACGTAACGCCTTTGTATGAAGGGCTGCCAACTAAGGAGAAGAAGATGCTCGACGCACAGAGCCTTGGAAGTGAAAGGGCGCTTAGGGATCTGCTGGCCAGAAACCTGCGCAAAGAGATTCATCCTGGAACGAAGTCGTCAGTTGACTTCATTCATAAGATCCTTCTGGATGCATACAACGATGGACTGTCTTACGACGTTCGTGACATGCGTGGGGATATTCTGGGCTTCGCGGCCAAGAGCTCTAATCATGCCATGGACTGCATCAAGCTGGTTCAGACAATGGAATTTGTCGGGCAAGAGAACATGCCAGAGATTTTTGATCCGAGTGACCAACCGATCATATTCTTTGACGTTGAGGTTTACCCAAACCTGTTCGTCGTGTGCTGGAAGACCGAAGGGTCTGACGCCATCTCGAAGATGATCAACCCGTCACCCGCAGAGATCGAAGAGCTCCTCACGCACAAGCTGGTGGGGTTCAACAATCGACGGTACGACAACCATATTCTCTACGCCCGGTACTTGGGGTTCTCAATCGAGGAACTGTACAAGCTCAGTAGCAGGATCATCAACGGAGGAAACGACCGAGACGTCCTGTTCGGAGAAGCGTACAACCTGTCCTACGCGGATATTTACGACTTCAGTTCGAAGAAGCAGGGACTCAAGAAGTTCCAGATCGAGCTGGGGATCCTTCACGTAGAGCTGGATATTCCTTGGGATAATCCCGTTGACGAGTCACTTTGGGAGAAGGTTATCGAGTACTGCTGCAACGACGTTAGGGCCACTGAAGCGGTCTTCAACGCACGCAAGCCGGACTTTGTAGCCCGTGAGATCTTGGCAGAACTGTCGGGGCTCTCGGTTAACCATACGACTCAGGCTCACACAGCCAAGATCATATTTGGGGATGAACGACGCCCGCAGAATCAGTTTGTTTACACTGACCTGTCGGAAGAGTTCCCCGGATATGTGTTCGACGGAGTTGCAAGCTACTACAAGGGAGAACTTACTGGTGAAGGAGGGTATGTCTACGCTGAGCCGGGCATTTATGAGAACGTGGCGGTTCTTGACGTTGCGAGTATGCATCCGACGTCCATTAAATGTCTCGACCTCTTTGGGCCTTTCACACATCGATTCGTGGACCTCACAGAGGCGCGAATGGCAATTAAGCATAACGACCTCGAGGCAGCCGGGAGCCTCCTGGACGGTAAGCTCGCCCCGTTTATTGGAGGTACTAAAGAAGAGCTGGAGTCTCTGTCTTACGCTCTCAAGATCGTAATCAACACGGTATACGGTCTGACCAGTGCGCGATTTGATAATCCATTCAGGGACTATCGGAACAAGGACAACATCGTCGCGAAGCGTGGCGCCCTGTTCATGATCGACCTCAAGGAAGCTGTGCAAGACAAGGGCTTCCAGGTTGTGCACATCAAGACAGACTCTATCAAGATCCCTAATGCCACGCCTGATATCATCCAGTTCATCATGGACTTCGGAACCGACTACGGCTATACATTCGAACATGAGGGTACGTATGACAAATTCTGTCTGGTTAACGATGCTGTATACATTGCGAAGGAAGATGATCATTGGACTGCTGTCGGTGCTCAATTCCAACATCCGTATGTCTACAAGACTCTCTTCACTGGTGAACCAGTGGCATTTGAGGACTACTGTGAAGCCCGGAGTGTTCTCCAGGGGGTCATGTACCTCGACTTCATTGGGACAGATGACCAAACCGATTACAAACACGTCGGACGGACTGGAATGTTCGTACCCGTTAGCACCGGAGGTGGCCGCCTTCTTCGTGTCAAAGATGGGAAGGCCTACGCAGTAACCGGTACCAAGAATCACCTTTGGGTGGAAGCGGCAGTTGTGAATGAGACTCCCGGTCTCGAGATCGACTATGCATATTTCGATAATCTGGCAAATAAAGCACGTGAAGCAATCGAAAACTTCGGCTCGTTCGAAGCGTTCGCGAACTAAGGAGGCCTAATGGCTAAAGAAGAAGCAAAGACGTTCATGGTTGAGGATGCTACCTTAATCTTCCGCAACTTCAGCGGTAAGGAGGACCAGTACAACAAGCCGGGTAACATGAACTTCTCGGTTCTGTTGGACCACGAGACGGCTGATTTCCTTGCTAGCGAAGGTTGGAATGTCAAGCTGCTGAAGGCCCAGGAGGAGGGCGAGGAGCAGCAGGCCTATATTCCGGTCTCTCTGCGATTCGACATCATGCCGCCCACGGTTATGATGCTCACCTCTACGGGACGTCTTCGTCTTGACGAGGACACGGTCGCGATGCTGGACTGGGCTAACATCCAGACGGTTGACTTGATCGTTCGAGCGTACAACTGGGAGCTCAACGGCAAGACCGGGACGAAGGCCTACCTCAAGTCCATGTACGTCACTATCGAAGAGGACGAGCTGGAGAAGAAGTACGCTCTGCCGGTGGATGGCCCTGCATGATGTGGGCAATGGCATTCGGAGCGTTGTTATTTGCCTTAGGTGTCGTATTTGGTTACGGCATTGCGGTGGGTATGATGCGAACCATGCTTGATAGTGACTATGTCGATGACGAATACAAGGAGTAATATGCAGTTCGATACCTATACGCGAAAGCCTTTCACCGTGGAGGCAATCGAGATCACCGAAGAGAACATCTTCCAGCTTGCCGAGTTCATCGGTACTGTTCGAAAGAAGGAGGATGGTACCTCGTATATTCACGTGGACAAGCGGCTCGTGCCCAATGTCTTCCGTGTCTACCCGGGGTTCTTCATGACTCGAATGGGTGAGAATATTCGGTGCTACTCGCCGAAGATCTTCAACGATCAGTTTGACCTGGTCACTGTTTCGCTCGTTACGAACGAGGGCGAGGAGGGCACGTCGGATGTCTGATTCAAACTGGAAGCTCAAGACCCCGGAGCAGCTCGTTATCGGGGATGTTATCCCTGTCTGGGGTGCAGATAAGGTGATTGCGCACACGGAGCCCATCAACCTGTCTGATGTGAGTGGTATTCACGTCAAGTTTACGGATGATACCTTCGTGGTGTACCCGCACGGTGTGGTCGTTGCGACGATCGTTTAGTCGATCCGTAAGATTTACACCTCCTATAGTGAGAGAGTAGTGGTTCGCCGTTAGGCAACTACGAACTAGGATCCCCAATCCTGGACTCTTTCTTTTTCGTTTCGGGGCGCTACAACCTCACCCGCCGAGAGTTGTACAGTCCGCAGCATGTGCCCCCAGCCATCTGGTCGGACCGCCCTGTAACGATGATTCGACAATAGGAGGAAAGTAAATGGAGAACAACGAAGCAAACGTTGAATACACGATTTCGGTTAGCCCTAATATTCTGGTCTTGATCGGCTTGGGTATCTTTGCGTTTGCAGCACCGAAATTCCTGTACGCCATCAAGTGATATTTGCGGGTCTAACCCTAGGTAAGAGGATGCTGATTTAAGAGGGTTTGCATCTCATTCCGCCCGTAAGTAATGTCGGCTGAGCGACACAAAAAAGCGTTTAGGCTCAGCGCGGGGCATTAGCCCGTACACTGTGAAGGATAACACAGAAGGTCATAAGGACGAGTGTAGTGTTAACGTTGCGACGTTGACCTAACGGGGAACCCCGTGCTTGATGTACACCTTATGTTTGCGTAAACAAAAAACCGCTTAGGTACGCACTAGTCATAACCCTGGCTTGTGTTTCGAACAGGGCTTAGATCGATCGGTCAAAGCTTGGGTTCAATGTTCGAATACTAAGGACGCTGTAGAGGTGCTCATATGAGTATAAGGCGCGCCAATAACGCTTAATTCCTGGCTTAGTCAGGAGCCTCTACGGCAATTTCGATAAGGCCTTGTGTCGGTAAAGATCACGTAGCATATTCTCCTCCCGGGGCGTATGCATGTACCTCGTAGATGCTTTGGATAGCCGTCTACGATGATGACACTATACGTCCGTGGTTGCCTTAACTTTTCCGCATCCTTTGGTATCCTATATATACCACAAGCCAAAGGAGAAACTGTGGAGATTACAAACGAAGCCTTCGATCTCTTCTTCGAACTGTTCAACGCTGAGTACGAAGCAAAGCGTGAACGGCTTGAGGCTGAACTCGAAGCACTCGACCTGTGGTACCAGGAGACCTATTACGAGGTTTTCCTACCACAAAATCCGCCTCTGTAGGGCGTCTCCCCCAGCCTGAGCATGCTGGTCAAAACTGCTCCTTCTCGTAAAAAAAATTCTCCATTTACTAATTGAAAGGAAAGTTAATGAAGAAAACCCTACGTATTGCGATCGGATTCACAATCTGGTCGTTCATCGTGTTGCCAGTCGGAAGCGCCTTAACCAATGCCCCATGGTGGCTCGCGTTCATCCTTGGCATTTGTTCAGGATCAGCAACACTCATGTGGTGGCTCGTCTACGCGGATGAGCGTAAGCGACAAATGTGGCGGGACAAAATGGGGTACAAGTGAGCGTATTCGTCGATGAACCAAAGGTTGTTCCGTTTTCCGAGACGGAGACCACTACAGAAAAAGACAAGTGCGCTCATATTGTAAAGACGGAGGGTGATGAAAGTGGTGTCGCCAAAGTCCTCGAAGCACGGATCCACGGACTTGTTCTGGAGGCCTTGTGTGGACATCGATGGGTACCTTCACGCGATCCGAAGCAACTCCCGGTATGTGAAGAATGCAAAGAGATATACGAGACCTACAAGATGTTCAATGATGGTCTGAACGAGGGACCTTCAGTATGAAAATTGAAATCAGCGCACCCGCCAGTCCATATTCAACATCAATTGATCCAGGAGTTATGGAGGTAACTTTATTCAACGTGTTTAATGGTGTCACACTCATCAGTGAAAGCGGTGAACAACTTCGCATTTGTATGAGGGATAGCGGGTTCGAACTCGTCTACGCAACTCCAAGTGCAGCTTTTGATGTGCGTTTAAGTGATGCTAAAGTTGGGGTTGATAGACGATGAGCAAAACCCACTGTTCAATCAAGTACTTCGACGAATCCGGGGATCCCGTCGGAGAATCCACAACCCATGATGAGGGCTGTATTCCTGGGGTAGCCCGGACACTCCAGCAGGAAGGGGTTAAGTCGATCGAAGTTCATCGAACTGACGGTACGTCTGAAGAATATACGTTCATTGATTAATCATATTCTCCTCTGGCCCGGAGGAACTGGCTAAGACCGCTTGGGATAAGCTACCCCAGGTTTACGTCGCTGTCAGTGCACTGATAACCGGGATGGTTAAACCCCGCATAAACAGTAAGGCCTCTCACTCCGGGTGAGAAGCTGGGCACACGCACCTCTAGCTCAATTGGTTAGAGCATCGGACTTTTAATCCGCAGGTTCTGGGTTCGAGTCCCAGGGGGTGCACCATATTCAACCAAAGCTAAGGAGCATACTTATGGGTACCAACTCTGTACTTGACACTATCCCACCCAAGATCGAGAACATCCCGTTCGACATCTGTGACGACAACGACTGGCTCAAGTTCATTGTGCCTGTCATCAACATCGCAAATTTCGACATGCCACGAGGGATGCGGGTTGGACAGCGACTCGTCAACGCCCTTTCGGAACGTGATGTCGAAATTGCTGATGCGATCTGCAACACCCACTTCGATGTGTGGCAAAATGATGGCGAAGACATGACCCAGATGCGTTCGTTCTTCGAGCGCGTGTTCGAACTCTTTGTTGAGCGGAGGCTCTAATGTACCAATCACTGTACGTGTTCTACAAAGTTGGTGAGATGGGGGAACCCTACGACATCAAGGTTCAGCGGTTCAGCGAGCCTGGTGTTGAGCACCGAACCTCAAGCCGTATGCGCCAAGAAGGATACCGCGCCCTTCGTCCCTCGGAGGAAGTCTGGCATCTGATTCGCGTTTCCGGAGCAGAGGAGATCAAGTAATGGGCAGTGAAATCCCAGAGGAAAAAAGTCCAGCCGAAATTCTAAAAGCGTTAAGTACTCTTGGGACAACCATGTCTAAACTGGATTTCATTTTGGCAGTCCGACCGACGCCAAAAAGTGAGCTGGTGCTTTTAGTAGAGGCGCTAAACTTAGCAACTGTTTCGGTTTCCGCGGTTGTTCGGTACATGGAACGACACAATCTAGAAGAACTAGCTTAGGAGCTCTATGTGGTCTGACCATGCTGAATGTAAAGACCATTCAGAGGATTTGTGGTTCGGGTTTGGTGAAGGAACCACGAAGGAAGCAAAGGCCATCTGTAATGTGTGCCCCGTAGAAGAAGAGTGCCTTGAAGATGCTCTTGCCCAGCCATCGACAAGTGACTTTGGTATACGGGAAGCGGCGCGGGCTGTGGCGTTCTGCGACTCCTGTGGTGAGCCAACACACGAACCCAACGAGGACTGCTGGTTCATGGACCGCAGCAGTTGCGCCTACGCCCTCAACCCCAATGG